CTATTCAATAAAAGTTCTTGCTATTTCCGGCACTTTCAAAATGCCAATGACAGCTTCAGCAGAATCAGCATTGCCTTGTAATGCTTCAATAAAAATTTTTGTTACAGATATGCACTTTTTGTTATTTAACAAAGTTTTAATTACAAGCATGCCTTTTTCATCAAGATTAAACATTTGTTGAATATCATTCAGTAAATTATTGACAATATTAACTTTTTCATCACCTGAAATGCTTACATTGAAGAATGCTTCAACTTTTTTCAATTCTTCCGGGGTAACTTCACTTTTGTTTTTCATTCTCAAAGAGATGTTGGAACGAGTAGTGCCAAAGGCTTCAGCAATATTTGTTTGTGAAATGTTTCTTTTTGTTAAGGTTATTAAAACCGTTTGTAGTTCAGTGATATTCATATTTTGCAACCTTTTTCAATTTCTATTGACAAATGTTTATTATCATCTATTGACAAATGTTTATTCCTTGTATTATACTTATTTTATCAAAAGTTATACATAACATAATAATGAAAGGAGAACTATTTTGCAACCATTATTGATAAATGTTAAGGAATATTCAATTCAGGACATTGCAAGATTGCTGCCGATTGGTGAACAACAGGTGCGAAGATACCTGAAAGATGGTTCACTAAAAGCAGAAAAAAAACGCAATAGATGGAGAGTGCCGCAAGCAAACCTTGAAGCATTCATGCTTGAAAAAGGTTTCACAAATTTGAACTTATAAAAAAAGCCGCTGAAAGTTTCAGCAGCCCAAAAAATTATTTTTCAATTTAGATTATAGCACAAAACAACCAGCCTTTTTATAGGGCTTAATTTTGCTATGCAAAAACAGGAGAAATGCCAATGGCAAGACATCAAGAAGAAAAGAGGAACAGAAAACCAAACTTCATTTTTTTGGTTGAAGAAGGTGAACCTTCAGAAGCTGAATGCCTTGCTGATATGGCAAAAGTAATATTTCAACTTAATGAAATGAGAAAAAGAGGTGTTAAAAATGGCTAAACCACAATTGAAGCTGATTATTTGTAAACCAGCAAAAAGAAACATATTTCAAAAATTTTGGCATTGGTTGAATGAACCACGATTCATTGAATTCAGATTGCCATTAGGCTTGACACATTTGGAAAAGAAAAAAGCAATTCAGAAATATTTGACACTGAAACATGCAGAATATCAACTGACAACTGGAACAGTGGGCTTATTTCCTTTGTGTGAAGCCATCAATGATGTTGAAAGACTTGAACAAAATGGGCAAATTGATGCCTATTACAAAAAAATTAAGAAAAAATTAGCAGCAATGTAGAAAAAGGAGAATTTCAGGTGAAAATTTCAAAAATCAAAATTAAGAATTTATTTGGAATCAGCGAATTTGAAGCTGATGAAAAAAGCCTTGAATTGATTGGCGGCAATGGTACAGGCAAAACTTCAGTGCTTGATGCAATCAGATTTGCATTAACAAACAGAAGTTCAAGAGATTGTATTGTAAAAGCCGGTGCAACTGAAGGTGAAATCATTATTGAAACTGACAGCGGTTTGAGTATTACAAGAAAACCACGCACAAACAAAACAGATTACAAAAGCATTAAACAAGACGGCAAAGAAGTTCAAAGCCCTGAAGCTTTTCTTGCAGAAATATTTTCTGAACTTCAATTGAACCCTGTTTCATTTATCAATATGACCAGCAAAGAACAAAACAGAATTATTCTTGACCTTATTGAATATCATTGGGATCTTGAAACAATCAGGGGCTGGTTTGGTGAAATACCCGGTGGGGTGAATTATGAAGCCCATATTCTTGAAGTTTTGCAGCAAATTGCTTCAGAAAATGGGCAATATTTTATGCAAAGGCAAAACATAAACAGAGATATAAGAAACAAAAAAGCTTTCATTGAAGATATTATGAAAGACTTGCCTGAAAACTTCAATGCTGCAAAGTGGGAACAATACGACTTGCAAGCTATTCACACGCAAATTGAACAAGCAAGACAATATAATGCACAAATTGAAAAAGCTGAAACATTAAAAGCAAATTATGACAATAAAATCAGGGGCTTTCAAGCTGATAAAGAACTAAAAAAGCAAGGGGTTAGAAACCATTTTGCAGATCAGGAAGTTGCACTTCAGGCAAAAATTGCACAATTAAAAGCAGAACTTGAAGCTGCACAAAAAGATTTTGCTGAAATTCCACTTGCAGAACAGGAAAGCTTCAAAGTCATTGAAGCTGAATTTGAAAGAGATATTGCACAATTCAATGAAGAATTGAAGGCATTTGAACCTTATTTGTTGAAAGACAAAATGAACCTTGCACCGCTTCAAGAAGAAGCTGCTGAAGCATTGAAAATGAAGCAGCAGTTGCCACAGTACAACAAAATGCTTTCAATGCAAACTGAAATTGATGCACTAAAAGCACAAAGTGATGAATTCACAAGAAAAATTGAACTTGCAAGGGAATTGCCGGCACAAATTCTTGCAGAAGCAAATATGCCGCTGGGTGAAATGTCAATTGATGGTGATCAGGTTCTTATCAAAAAGCCAAATGGTGATTTGCCAATCAGCAATTTGTCTGAAGGTGAAAAACTTGACCTTTGTGTTGACATTGCACTGAAAAACAAAGCCGGTTTGCAAATTGTGCTTATTGATGGAGTTGAAAAGCTTTCACCTGTAAACAGACAGCACTTATTTGACCGCTGCAAAGCTTCAGGTTTGCAATTTATTGCCACAAGAACAACTGATGACAGTGAACTTACAGTTGTTGAATTATAACGCATTTACAGAAAAAGGAGAAAAGAAAAAATGACAGAACAAACACAAAACAAAACAGATTTGCTTTACAAAAATGTTGTTGCAACACAGAATGAAAAATTGAAAATTTTCAAAAAGACATGCAGCGAAAATGACAACCTTGCAATCATTGAACACAAAGTTGAAATTGTTTGGGGTGAATTGGTTGACTTGACAAAATTGCCGCTTGTATTTGAAAAAAATGCTGAAGATGAAAAACACAACAAGCAAGTAATGCAAGATGCTGCAACTGACTATGATGAAGAAATTTTGACTTTTGTGAAACAACTTGGTGAACACCCAAAGTTCTGCCTTGAACAATTAACACTTGCAACAAGACCTGTATTCAATGACAACAATGACTGCAAAAGCATTGATGTGAAAGCAATGAATCTTTCAGAAGGCAAGCCAATGGACTTGAAAGATGTGCCACCGGCTGTTCTTAAACAATTAAAATCTGCCCTTGATAGTGCATTTTCAAATATTGAGTTGGAAGGGGAAGGGGAAGAAGAAGGCACAGCAGAAGAAGCTTCTGTGTAGCCTTTTTCGTGGGCTGTGTTTTCTTGGCGGTTTGCACAGCCCATCATAAAGGGCTAACAGGACACAAAAAAAGGAGAATTACAGATGACAGAACAACAAAACAACATTGAAAACTTTTTAATCACAGTTGAAAACAATCTTGGCACTACACTTGCAGCAAAAGCAGCTGCATTGCCTGATGGCTTTCAAGCAGCAAAATTTCAGCAAAACTGTGTTGCAATGCTAAAAAGCATAAAAAAACAGGACTTAATGAAAATCAAGCCTGAAGATGTCATTGCTTGCTTGATGAAGGGGGCTTTGCTTGATTTAGATTTCCAAAGCGGTGAATGCTATGCAATACCTTATTGGAACAAAGAAGAAGGCAAAAATGATTTGAATTTTCAAACTGACTACAAAGGTGAAGATAAAATTGCCAAAACTTACAGCATTAAGCCTATTTTCAACACTATAAAAGAAGTTATCAGAGAAGGTGATGACTACCAAAAAATTGTTGAAGATGGCAATGTGAAATTCATTTTTAAACCTATACCGCTAAACAATAAGCCAATTATTGGTGCATTTGCACAAGTTGTTTTCACTGATGGTTCTTCAATTGGTGAAGATATGACAAAAGAAGAACTTGAACAATTGAAAAAAGATTTTTCAAAAGCACCAAATTCACCGGCATGGACAAAAACACCGGGTGAAATGTATAAGAAAACCGTTTTAAGAAGGGTTTTGAAGAATGTTGCAAAAAGCTTCAAGAATTCTGCACAGCAAATTGCTTATTCAACAGGTAGTGATTTTGAATTCAACAATAAAACTGGAGTAACAACACAATCTGAAGAAATAAGAAACCCATTTTTGACAACACAACAAAATGTGCCGCAATTAACTGCACAAAATATTCAAAATGAAACCGCTCAGATGCCACAGAATGAATTTTCTGAACCTGAAGCAACAGTTGCACCACAAAACACAGAAAATTCAATTTCAGGGCAATCTGAAGTGCCTGTTGAAATATATCTTGAATGTGCAAACTGTGGTTCACAAATAAATGATGCAGAAGATGCTTATTCCAAAAGAAATTTTGGCAGACCTTTGTGCCGTTCTTGTCAAGCATTAGCAAAACAAGGGGAAATATAAGATGTACTTGACAGAAGAAAACTATTATTCACAAGAAGCAAACTGGGAATTTCTTTCAGTTAGCCAATACAAAGATTTTATGGGAACAATGGGCAAACCGGGCTGTGAAGCAAGGGCAATGGCAAAGCTAAAAGGTGAATGGGTTGAAGCACCTTCAACTGCAATGCTGGTTGGTTCTTATGTTGATGCTCATTTTGAAGGCACACTTGATTGTTTCAAAGCAAAACACCCTGACTTTTTCAAAAAAGATGGCAGCCTGAAGGCTGAATATATAAAAGCTGAAGAAGTTATTGAAAGAATTGAAAGAGATGAATTTTTCATGCAGTGTATGGCTGGAGAAAAACAGGTGATTCTTACAGCTGAACTATTTGGGGCAAAGTGGAAGGGTAAACTTGACAGCTACCACAAAAGAGGTTCAAAAACACCTTGCATTGTTGATTTGAAAGTTGTGAAAGACTTGCATGAAAGATTTTGGATCAAGGACTTGGGGGCATTTGTTTCATTCATTGAATTTTGGGGCTATGACTTACAAGGTGCAATATATCAACTGTTAGAACAAGCCACTTATGGCGGTGAAAGCTTGCCATTCTTAATTGCAGCAGCTGACAAAACAAAATATTCTGACATTGATGTAATTGGCTTCAATCAAAATGATTTTGACAAAGCATTGATTGGTATTGAAGGAAATGTGCAAAGAATTGTGCAGTTGAAAGCCGGAAAGCTTGAACCTACAAGATGCGGCAAATGTGATTATTGCAAATTTACAAAAAAACTGACTGCACCAATAAGCACAGAATTTTTGATTGAGGTGTAGAAATGGCAGATGTTCAGCTTAAAAATGGATATATAAGAATTGCAAGTGAATTGCTTGAACAATTTTTCATTAGAGATTTTTCTATTGTTCAATTAAGAATTCTTTTGCTGTTGCTGCGTTATTCTTATGGTTGCCACAAAAAGACTGCAAAAATTAAGCCACAAAGCCTTTTTAATTTAGCCTATGTTTATGACAGCGATATAAAAAGAGAATTGAAACACCTTGAAAGAAACTGTGTAATTTCTTGTAATTTTGAAGAAAAGGTTTTTGAGTTCAACAAAAATTATGATGAATGGAAAATTTCATATCACAAATTATTTGATGAAGAAAAATTTGGCAAATTATTGCATATAAATCTTTGTTGTGGACTAACAAAAAAATTAGGTGGGAACAAAGAAACTGAAGAAGTTGAAAATGAAAGTTTGTTGCCACCTAACAAAAAAATTAGTTGCCACCTAACAAAAAAATTAGGTGGGAACTAAGAAACTGAAGAAGTTGAAAATGAAAGTTAGTTGCCACCTAACAAAAAAATTAGTTGCCACCTAACAAAAAAATTAGGTGGGAACAAAGAAGTGCAAGCTGGAAACACAAACACTGATGAAGTTTCAGGCACTCCTAAAGATAGTATAAATATAGTAAAAGATAATAATAATATATATATAAATAATAATAAGCCAATAGATCCTTATTTTGGAAGCACAACAACTGAATTCAAAAAACAATATGAAAAGATTTTCAAAAAGCCTTGCTATTTGAATAATTTTCAATTGCAAAAATTGGCTGAAATTCCTGTTTTAATTCCAAACTTTAATGAATTGATTCCTGTGCTGCTTCAAAAATTTTCAAAAGTTTCTTTCAACTTTGATGGAGAAGTTAAGAAACCGGGCTTGCGTTGGTTGATTGAAGAAGGCAATTGGGCTGATGTGCTTTCAGGCAAATTTGATGAAGAAGAAGCTGAAGCTGCTGAAGTTCAGCAAGATGACTTGCCTGATTCTGCCTATGACCTATAAGAAAAGGAGAAAAAGAAATGAATGAAGAAGTAATAAAAAGTGCAGTTGAAGAAATGCAAAAACCTGAAGAAATGAAAAAATGTCAATATTGTGGAAAATCTTTCAGATGGTTTGAACCGAATTTTGCAGAAAAAAGAATCAGAATTCAAGTGCCTACTTGCAACTGCATTGAAGAAAGAAAAAAAGCGGCAGAAGCTGCAAAAGCAGCACAACTGAAAAAAGAAAAACTTGAAAGACTGTTTAAAAATTCTTTGATGACACCATTATTTCAAGAAAAAACTTTTGAAGAGCTGTTGAAGCCTGAAAATTTGGCAAAATATAAAAATGAAGAAGATATTCTAAAATGCAAATATTATGCAGAAACTTTTGACACAAAAACAAGTTCAGGCATTCAAATGGTGGGCAAAGTTGGAACAGCAAAAACAACATTGCTTGCAGCAATTTGCAACCATTTATTGAATAAAGGCTTCAGCTGCTTATTCACAACACTTTCAGACTTGCTTGATAAATTTTCAAAATATAGTTATGAAAATTCAGGTGATGTTACACCGCTTCTGAAATGGCTTGTTGAATTTGATTTCATTGTGCTTGATGACATTGGAAGGGAAACCTACACCGATAAAAGAAAAGAAACTTCATTCAGAATAGTTGACACTTTACTGAATTACAAAAAATGTATTGCCTACACTGCAAACCCTGAAATGATTGCAAAATTGAAAAAAATTCCTGAATGGAATGCAACTTTGGACAGAATGAAAGACTTGTGCAAGATGAAATTTGTTTTCAAGGGTGAATCTTTAAGGGGGCAAGATGCTTGAATTGAACAAGATACATTTGGGCAATTGTCTTGATTTATTGCCTTCTATTCCTTCAAATTCAGTTGATTTGGTTTATATAGATCCGCCTTATGAAATGAAGGTTGCACATGGTTCAGGTGCATTTGGAGTTGAAAAAAAGCTTCACTATGAACAATTTGACCATATTGCTAAAGGTTTTGAATATTCTGAAACTTTTTCAGAACTTGAAAGAGTAATGAAAGCAATCAATATTTATATTTGGTGCAGCAAGGCACAAATTTCAACACTATTGAATCATTTTGTGGTTGAAAAAGGCTGCAATTGGCAGCCGTTAAGATGGATAAAAACAAACCCTGTGCCAGCTTGTGGCAATAGTTACATGGGTGATTCAGAATTTTGCTTGTTCTTTCGTGAACCCGGTGTTCAAGTTTATGGAACGGCAGAAAGCAAAAAAACATACTTCATAAGCCAAACAAACAAAAAAGACAAAGCATTGTGGAAACACCCCACAATAAAACCTTTGGACTGTGTGAAAAATCACATTTTTAATTCAACAAAAGAAGGTGATGTGGTGCTTGATTGTTTTGCCGGAAGTGGCACAACCTGTGTTGCTGCACACTTATTGCAACGCAATTTTATAGGCATTGAAGTTGATGAAAAGTATTACAGATTAGCAAATGAGCGATTGAAAGCTGAACAGTCGCAGCAAAAATTGTTTTGATATTTCAGCAATAAAGGAGAAAAGAAAGATGACAACAGAACAAAAAACAGCTGGCTATTTTGATGCCAAAAGACAAAGCCCAATGTATTTGGGTGATGTGTATGTTTTACCATTTGAAAACCCTGAATTTTTCAAGATTGTAAAACCTGAAAATGAAGGTTTCAAGGTGGTACAAGTAGGCACAACAAATTCTTATGCCCTTTGTGATATTGGCAAAAGATTGGTAGAAGAAGGCAAATTCATTGGCAATGAAGGCTTAAACCCACACACAATTGATGAATATATTGAAATTCAAAAAGCAAATGAAGAAGCTGCTGAAGTTGTAACACATGATGATGTTATCAATGCAGAAATTGAAGAAGAACATGCAGAAGCTGCAAAAGCTTCAGAAAATGAAGTTCTATTTCCAAACACACCCTTATCAGATACCCTTGAAGGTGTTCAAGCAGAAACATCAACAGTGGAAGCAGAACAAGAAACTTCAGGAACAGCTGAAGAAGGAACGGCAACAGCGAATTCAGAAGCTGTTGAAGCAGTTTCAGAAACGAATGAAAAAGAAGGTGAAAAAGAAGGTGAAAATGAACAATTATGCAGCACTGATTCTGATGGCACAAATGCCGGAATACAGAAAAACACTGATGAAAGCAGCACAAAGCAAAATGGAACAGACACTGACAGAAGTGCAAAAACAAAACCAGCAGCTGACAACAAACCCACTGAAGAAAAATCTGAAACTGGGGCAACCGGCAAAAATGTAATTGTTGAAACTGCTGCAAAGCCTGTGCCTGAAGTTATTGCAAACACTGCTGATGAAAAGAATGCTTTGTTGCGTGTGAAACTTCTTAACAAGCATATTGATGAAAACAATGCACAAATTATTCAATTGCAAGACAAAGTTGAATATCATTCACAACTTGCCAGCACATTAACTTATGAACCTTTTGTGAAATTGAAAAACCTTGTTTCTGAAGCATTACACAGCAATGTTGATAATGAAAATGTCAAAGGTATAAAAGAACGCACAAAAGATTTTGAAAGCATTATCAACATTCAGAACTTACTGAAAGACCATCAAAGACAGGCAGACAAAGCTGAACAAGACATTGCTGACCTTGAAGATGAAATTTCAAAATTTGAAGAAGAAATTGCAGTTCTTAATGAAAAAATTGACATGTTTGCAAGACAAACAAAATTGCCGCTTGATTCTGCAACGGCAAAAACCCCTGAAGCAAAAGCTGAAGAAGCAACAACAGAAGCTGCTGCGAAAGAAGAAGCAACAGTATAAATGGGAACAGGGGCAATTTGCCCCTTCTTTTCAAAAAATTGGAGAAATAAAGATGGTAAAAAACACAACACCAAAAGAGAGTGAAGAACAAATTGAATTCATAAAATACTGCGATTTGCACAATATAATTGCAGTCAGCACCCAAAATGGAATGTATATTCCAAAAAAATCAGATGATGGCAAAAAAGATTTCAACCACTTTGGATATATAAGAAGGCAAAAAGCAATGGGTTTGCGAAAAGGTTTTCCTGATATTGTTATTTTTGCCAAAAACAAAAGTGGCACACATGAAGTTCTTTGCCTTGAAATGAAAAGAACTGAAGGTGGCAAAGTAAAACCTGAACAAGAAGAATGGATCAGCAAACTTGATGCAGCTGATTATTGTGTGGGCATTGCTTATGGCTGTGAAGCAGCAATAAGAGTTTTAAGAAAGTATTTGGAGAGTTAGAAGGAATGCAAGAACTGGTTGTTGTTTCATTATTTGATGGCATTTCTTGTGGTCAAGTTGCATTGCAAAGGGCTGGCATTTCTGTTGCAAAATATTTTGCCTGTGAAATTAAGCCACACGCAATTGAAGTTACACAGAAAAATTTTCCAAACACTGTGCAGCTTGGTGATGTCAGAAATGTGAATTTCAAAGAAACAATTGGTTCTTGTGATTTATTGCTGGGTGGTTCACCTTGTCAAGATTTTTCAAAAGCAAATAATAAAATGCTGGGGCTTGAAGGCAGCAAAAGTTCTTTATTTTGGGAATTCATAAGGGCAAAAGAAGAATTGAACCCAAAATATTTTTTGTTCGAGAATGTGCAAATGCCGGCAAAAGATTTTGAAACTGTTTCACAAGCACTTGGAACATACCCTGTAAACATAAACAGTGAACTTGTTTCTGCACAGCTGCGAAATAGATTTTATTGGGCAAATTTTGGTGATACAAACCTTAATTTGTTTGGTTTTCCTACTTTGGCAATACCACAACCCCAAAATAGAAGAATCTGTTTCAATCAAATAATGCTGCAAGAAGTTGATGCAAGTTTTGATGTTTCACAATATAGGGCTGACAGATTCCAAAGAACTTCACAAAGCAATTCAGGTTGCATTGGAACAGTGAAGCCCGGACCGAATGCAAGCAAGCAAAAAAATGAAGTATTTGGCACAGATGGCAAGATTTATTGCATTTTATCTTCAGACTACAAAGCCCCAAAAATAGTTTTGCAAAACAATAAACTGCGTTATATTACACCGCTCGAATGTGAAAGACTGCAAACACTGCCTGACAATTACACTGCTGGCTTAAAGAACCGCCACAGATATGATGTCATAGGTGATGGCTGGACAGTAGAAGTGATTGCATACATTTTTAGTTATTTGAAAAAAGAGATGGAAAACAAAGGAGAAAAACAACAATGAAACTTTCTGACATTATAAAACTTGAATTGATGAAATATTTTAGATTTGAACGACAATTCACAATGGTTTGCACAGAATGTGTTCACAATTCAGATGTTAGTGCATTAAGCAACAACACACTTATTGAAGTAGAAGTGAAGATTTCCAAAAGTGATTTCAGAAGGGAATTCCAGCAAACAACAGAAAAAAGCTTCAACTATTGGAAGGAACAGAAGCACCGCTTCTATTTGCACCCTGAAGAAGCTTGGAATGGTTATATAATACCCAACAAATTTTATTTCTGTGTGCCGGCAGAACTTGCTTCATGGGCATTAGATTATATGCAAGACAAAAATTCAAAATATGGGCTTCTTGCTTATGACACTGAAAGAACAACCGGCAACACCCACATTGTAACAATAAAAGGTGCAAAAGCTATGCACAAAAACACACCTGAACAAAAGGTGTTTCTGCAAGTTGCAAAAAGAATGGCAAATGAACTTATAACAGCAAAATTTGAAGGACACACTGAACCTATTACATACCGGCAAATAATTTGGACAATAGAAACATTAAAAAGCCTGAAGGCAGAAGGAGAAAAGACAAATGGACAAAGAAAAAATGGCTGAAGAATTGATTCAATTTCAGAAAAAGGAAATTGAAAGACTGAATGCAGAACTTGAAAGCCAAAAAACTGAAGTGATGAAATGGCACAAAGAAAGAATTCTTGAATTAGAAAAGAACTATGAAGAAAGAATTGATCAGCAATATTCAGAAATTCAGATGTTAAGAACACAGCTGGCAAATAGAAAAGACCTTGAAGGCAGATTCTATGTGTTCAACCCTTTACATGGGCAGCCACGCAAAATATATGACAGCTATGCAAAAGCATTGGCTGATGCAAAAGATGTTGCCAAAAATTCAGGGCAGATTGTTTTTGTTTTGAAAATAATTTCAGGTGTGAAAATTTCTGAAATTGTTGAAGATTATTCAATAATGCCTGAAGAAGATATTCCATTTTAGGTGGCTGCTATGGAATTAAAGCTTCTTATTTGGTTTTTAGGGTGTTGCCTTTTATTGCTGGGGTATTTCACCGACAACATAACAGCAACAATTGTAATATATTCAGCCGGCTTTTTGTGGTCTTGGTTGAGAAGTACAAAGGAGAAAAAAGAAAATGAGTAATTTCCAATGCAAAGAATGTGGCACAACCCTTATTGATTTGGGCAAAGAAGGCTACAAAACAGCAAAAGAAATTCAGCTTGAAGAATTGCTTCAAAGAACTGCAAACCATTATGAAGGGGCAGTGCAGCAGAACAAAGAATTGCAGCAAGAACTTATTGAAAAGAACAAACAACTTGAAGTTTTCAATGTTGAATATTTCAAGGGCTTGACCTATGAAGCAATTGCAGAACTTGCAAAAACTGCAATCCGAATTACAGCTGAAAACAGAGAATTGACACACAAAATTGAAGATTATGTTGAAGAACAATGCAGCAATTGTGAAGAAACAAGTGAACATTGTGAATTCTGCGACATAAAAGACTTAAAAGAAATAGGGGGCTGCAATGACACAAAGAATTAGTGAAGAAATTTGCAACATTTGCGGAATTGAACCACTGGAACTTTCAGGCTGTTCTTTCAAAAATCTGCGTGATTATGGAATTGAACAAGGCACTGATGTTTGTGAAGCTGCTGAAAAAGAAGATGAAACTTTCAGCTGTGAACAGTGTGAATATTCAAAAGTAGCACAGCGGCTTTTTCCTGATTTTGGTGAAGCAGAAAACTTCTTGAAACTATACAACATGGAAGTCAGATTCAGCCCGGTTTGTTATTTGGTGCATTCAAATTTTGAAACGACAAACAGCCGGCAATTTCTGCAAAACCTGAAGAAAATTTTGGAAGGCAAAACAGCCTTCTGCAAAGAGTTAAAAAACACAATCAAAAATGGAAGGTGGAATATATGAGCAGAGAAAATGGAATTCTTGACCTTGTAATGAAGGGTGAATGGTTCGAGAAAATCAAAAGCGGTGAAAAAAATATTGAATATCGTGAAGTCAAGAAAAGCTGGGCTTCAAGGATATTTCAAACAGTAAAAGATGAAGAAACCGGCACACAAACAACAAAACAAGCAGTGAATTTGGTGCTTCTTTCAAACAATTATGCAAGAAAAGAACAAATGCTGTTTGAAATTAAAATGATTGAAGTTTTGCCTTCAGGAATCAACACAGATTTGCATATTGACAAACCAGTCTATGCAATACATTTGGGCAAACAATTGAACATTGTGGAATGGTACAAGCAACAAAAAGGGGGCAAAAATGTCATATAGTCAATTATTTGTTTTAGACAAAGAATTAAAGCCGGCATATATTGAAGATTTCAAAAACAGCTGGTTGTTTCCAATTCCTATTTTCAGATATTTAATAAACAAATATGCTTCAGAAGAAGAAAAAGAAGCGGCAAGAAGATTTGGCAAAGAATTTGATGGCTTTGATGATAAAAACCCAATAAATCCAATAACATTCTTCATGTTTGATACCGGGAACGAAAAATTCAAAACTATCAATTCAGCCATCAACAATTCTGAAGATCTAACTGACAGAATAGGCTGGGAACTTGTGAACCAGCAAATGTTTTTTGCTAAACACAAAGAAATTATTGTTGATGCAATCAAAAAATTGCAAAAATTGTGCAGCGGTGATGAAGAAAGATTTTCAAAAGTTGCCAATGAAATTGCCACAATTGATGCGGAACAACACCCATTTTTCATATTTAAAAACAACACAATTGATGATGGTGTTGAAAGATACTTCAGTTATTACAATGAAGAAACTGAAGAAGAAGAAACAAGAAGCCTTCTTGATTATTCAGGTGAATTGCAATTTGGTTTGGTTGACATAGAAGAAGACAAGATGGTATTCAAAGAACCACTTCAGGGGGCAGAATGGACATTGAAACAATAAAAAAACTGAAAGACTGTTGTGCAAGAGAAGCTGCACTGCGTGTGAATGTATATCCAAAATGGGTGGCAGCTGAAAAGATGACAAAAGAAAAAGCAGAAGAAGAAATTCACTTGATGAAATTGGCAGCTGCTTGCTTCAATAAAATTCTTGAAGGCAAAGCACCTGAAGTGCAGCAGCAATTGTTTGACCTGAAGGAATACACACCAAAACACACAAACAATGGATATTATTAAAAATTACAGGAGAAAAAAGAATGAAAGCAAAAGAACTTAAAAAAATAGAGGGGAGAAAATGACGGCACTGAATGAAACACAACAAAAAATATTGGCAATGGTAGTGGAAGGCAGAACCAACAGGCAAATTGCAGAAGCATTGCACTATTCAATAATAAATGTCAAATATCATTTATCAAAAATATACAAAGCTTACAGAATATCAAGAAAAGAACCGCAAAACAGAAGGGCTTTATTGATTAAAGAAGTTACAAAAATTGAACTTTCAAAGTATATGTGAAATCAAAGTGAGTAGAAAAAGGGCTTGTTTGTCAAGCCTTTTTTGCTGTTTTTGAAAATACTATCCAGCTGGATAGTCAAAAATAGGTTATAATGGTAGATGAACAGAAGCTTTTCACCTGAAATGTTGACTTGTTCAAAAAAGGGCATTTCTATGCCCTTTTAAACTATAAGAGGGGTTTTGAGTTGTTTAAATGTTGCAATATCGCTTACAAAAAATCAGATATTGAAACTTATTGGTGCATTGATACCTTTACCATCAAACCCTTGACAAAAAGATTTGTGAATAATCAAAGAATTTTTTCAGAAGTTGTTGAAAGCTGTATTTGCAAGAAATGCGGTTGCCAGCTTGTGCAAGTGAAAAGATTTGGAAGAAAAAACGGAAGAAAAAGCATTTTGGAAGTGGAAGAATTCAGAGCTGATGCTGCTGATTTATTTCTTATTGAAAACCAAAAAAGAATGCAGCTTCAACCGCAAATTTGCCCAATGCCATTGATTGCTTCAGCAACAACAATGCCTTCTGTTTATGGTTATGCAATAGCACCTGACAAACAAAGGGCAAGATATAATGCAGCACTATCTGAAAAGGACAGCTGGCGGAACAAGTGGGAGAATGGCAAATGGGTGCCGGATATATTCCATTCAGAATGTAGGATTGTGAAAGATGCTTAAAATTGTGAAAGATGAAAAAGTAGCTGATTTCAAAAACAAGCACCAAAAAGCACTTGAATGGTTGCAACAGGTTATTGAAAATAATTTCAAAGAAGCAAAAAACATTGATTCAGCAGTTATTTTTTGGGTTGAGAAAAAAGAAAATGGAAAATTCCAACCAAACATTGCTTATTATGATATGCCTGACACTGAAAGCTTTGAATATATAAAAGGCTGCTTGAATGATTTTATTTTATACAGAAAATTTGATGATTATTTGAAAGAACATATTGGCGAATATTTAGAATATGTAAATGATTAAAAAATAAAATGCACATATTCTGATTTTTTGAAGTCAATGCGAGATGCAGAAAAAACGAGATGTTGAAATGACTGAAAAGAAGAATGAAAAAAAACTGCCGATTGACAAAGCAGAATATGATGCACTTGTTGAACAATGCTTGCAAATTATTAGAACAGCAAATATTTTGTTCATTACAGATTTGATTGCTTTTTTGCCTATTTCAAGGGCTACTTTTTACAATTATGGTTTAGACAAATTAGACCTCTTAAAAGATGAAATAAACAAGCAGCGAATCATTACAAAGCAAGGGTTAAGGGCAAAATGGTTCAAAAGTAAATCACCGGCACTTCAAATTGCCTTATATAAGATGATTGCAACCAAAGAAGAAAAAGAAGCAATTAGCAACACACCATTTGCAGCAGAAAAAGAAGTTGCAAAGCCTGATGATTTGCCTATTAAGCAGATGTTTGAAAGCATAAGGAATTCAGCAAAGGAGTTGAACAGCAATGATTGATTGGACAACTTCAAAATGGTCAAAAAAGCACCTTGATTTGATTTTAAGACCTTATAATGAATTGAAGTTCTTCACATTGCTTTCAGGTTCAGTGCGTTCAGGCAAGACTGTAACACAGATTGCAAAAGCTGCTGCTGACTTCATACCACAAAGGGCAGATGCCGGCAAAATTCTTATTTCAGGCAAGTCAAAAGAAACTATTTACAACAATGTGCTGCTTGACTTAATGGACTTATACGGCGGCAAAAAAAATTGTGATTACAATTCAAGTGATGGGCGGCTTATTGTTAGCAGTTCAGTATTAGGCACAAAAAGAGATGCTTATATAAGAATTGCTGGTGCAAACAAAAAAGGCAATGAAGGTGCAATTTGGGGTGATACATTTGCACTGTGGCTTGCAGATGAATTGACACTTCACACAAAGGCATTTGTCAACCTTGCCATCAATCGTTTGTCAGTTCAAGGCAGCAAGATATTTGCAACAACAAACCCGGCTGATATTAACCACTTTTTATATAGAGATTGGATCGACAACAAAGACAAAGAAAAGATTTTTGAATATTTGTTTTTTGAACTATCTGACAACTTGAATTTGCCGGCTGAATATATCGAGAATGTAAAAGCTTCTTATTCAGGTGTTTACTATCAGCGAATGATTCAAGGCTTATGGGTTATTGCAGAAGGGCTTGTATATCCTGAATTCAACAAAGACTTGCATGTGATAAGCAAAGAACAACTTCAGAAAAACATTCTTGAAGGAGTTTACAAAGAATTCATTGGCGGTGTTGACTGGGGTTATTCAGCTTATATGGCTGCTGGAGTTTGGGGAATTACAAGAAACAATGAATTTCATCTTATAAATGAATTCTATCAGAAGGGCAAGCTTACAGCTGATGTTGTTGCTTGGTTCAAAGAACAGCAGAAATTCATTAACCACAAATTAAACTTCATCTTTTGTGATTCAGCAGAACCTGACAGAATACAAGAAATGGTTCTTGCCGGTTTGAATGCTTATTCTTCTGAAAAAGAAATTGCAGCTGGGTGCAACACAGTCAGAACATCTTTCAGAAACAACCAAATTCTGCTTGGTGAACATTGTTTGAACACACAAAATGAAGTTCTTACTTTGAGATACCCACAAGAAGATGAACCGGGTTTTGGAAGTGAAACAATCTTCATTGGGAATGACCACGCATGTGATGGGGTGCTGCGTTATCCTATCCACACATATAAAAAAGAGATTTTGGGGCTTACATTTTGAGAATTGAACCAATAAAAAACAAGCCTTCATTTGGTTATCACAATGTGTTGAAAACCCAATGGCTAAAAGGCAACTTAAAACCTGTAAAAAAAGGTTTTTATGGTGATGTGCTGACAAAGAAAACTGTTTCACTTGAACACTTATTGCCGGCAAGTCAAGGCGGCAAAACATCACTTCAGAACCTTGTTCTTGCAAGTAGGGCAAAGAATCAGCAAAGGGGCTGCGGTGATTTGAAAGACTTCACTGACAGAAAAACTATTGTTGAATATTTGCAACAGTTTATTGGTTTAAGAACTCAAAATTTCAATGGTGATGTTTATATTTCAAACATTGTGAAAACACTGAAAACTTTGGGTGTAACTTTAGAAAGGAGAAATTGAAATGGAAAAGAAAACAAAAGCTGCTGAAGCAGTAAAAACTGATGCACAAAATGTTGCAGAAAACACAGAAACAAAAACTGAAACTGCTATTGAAACAGCAGCACCTGAAGCACAAAAACTTGATGAAGTTGTAGTGCCTGAAAATGCTGAAGAAATCACACAAGAAGAAGCACTTGCAGCAGCTGCTGATGAAGTAAACAAATTAAGAGCAGAAAACACAGAAATCAAGCAAAAACTTGATGAAGTAATCAAAAATGCGAATGATGCAGCAGAAGCCGCTGGAAAACAAATTCAAGAACTTGAACAGAAGCTTGCAGCTGTTGAAGGGGTTGTGAAAGAAAAAGAAGAACAATTGAAGGTTGCTGCACAAACTTCAGGCAGCAATGCTTTTTATGCTAACTTGCTTGACAAATTGAAAGCAAGATTTGATGAATATTCAGGCATTAGAAGGGAAAGACTACGCAAAGAATTCATCACAGACATCACAGAAGAAATTCAAAGACAAAAGGAACTATTAACAAATGCTTAATGATTTAACTTTTTTAGAACAAGGCAATAATTGGGTGCCGGATTCAGAAAAAACAAGAATTGCATTGTATGATTTGAACAAATGTTTGTATTGCAATGACCATTTGCAAGTGCTTGATGTGCTTTTAAAAGTTGTATATCCTGATCAAGAAATCAATGAAACTGTGAAAAGGGTGTTTGTCAACTTATACAGGGCAGTTTCTAAAGCATGGGCAGACTTGCTTTTTTCTGAAAACCCTACAATTGAAAAAACAGACAAAACAACTGAAAACTATTTGAATGACCTTATTGAAAGAAGCAAATTGTGGAAAACTTCAAGAAAAGTTGCAATTGATGCTTCAAGATATGGCAACGGCTTATATAAAATCAGGGTTGTAAATGGTGAAGCTATCATTGAAGCTGTTTCACCTCGTTTGTGGTTTCCTGTTGTAAATTCTGACAATATCAATGAAATTCTTTACCATGTTATTGCCTATTCTTTTGTTGAAAAAGGTGTTCAATATTTGAAAGTGGAAGTGCATTCAATTGGACAAATTCAGCACCGCTTGTTCATTATTGATAAAAACACCAACAAAATTAAGCAAGAAGTGGACTTGAAAACACTTGACAGGTACAAAGATTTGCAGCCGGTTGAAGAAACAAATGCTGATGATTTCCTTATCATTCCAGTGGGCAATTCTTCTGACAGTGAAACTGCGTTTGGTGAAGATGATTACACCGACATTAACCCATTGATTTCACAAATTGAATTGCATCTTACAAAATACGGCAAAGATTTGGAAGATCAGGGCAATTTGAAATATGGTCCGAGTAGGGCAATTGATGAAAATGGGCAAATTGCAAAAAATTCTTATGTGCCTATAATGAACGGTGCAAATTCAGAACAGCCACCGGGTGTTGTTACTTGGACAGTTCAACATGAAGCAATCAAAGAATATATTTCACAACTGATGTTTTTCTTCTATATGCTTTCTGAAACTTCACCTGTTTTGTTTGATCCAAACCAAACATTGGGCGGTGATATGTCAGGCACAGCAATGAAAAGATTGATGCAAAGAATGCTTGCAAAAACAGGCAGACTTGCTGAAGATTTTGACGAAAGTTTGAGAAAAGTTTTTTCTGTTGCTGCACAGCTTGAAAGCAAAACAATTTCAGATTATTCAATCAATTGGCAAGATGGTCTTGTTGATGACATTGGTGAAAGAATTGACAATGCACAAAAAGCTGGTGCTGGTTCAACCATGAGCAAGAAAACTGCTGTTGCTTATGTTCAGAAAATTGAAGGTGAAGCCCTTGAAACTGAACTTTCAGCAATTGCAGAAGATGAAAAACAGAAAACTGTGCTTGATGTTTCTGACCTTTACCCAAATGATGGTGAAGGAGATGAAGAAAACCCTGAAGATAAACCTGAAGAAACAAAAAACAAAAAAGAAGAATAACGAATGGAAAAATTCAGTGATACTATAAGCGAAAATGAACTGTTATTGATGCGGTTTTATAATGACAGTTTAACCAAAATAAAAAAACAACTTCTTGCAGCTGCTGTTGCCGGCAACGACACAGAACACCTGAAGAAACTGCAACAGAATGTTGAAAATGAACTTATTAAACTGAATAAGAAATTCCAATTCTTTTCAAAAGACACTACTTCAAGGACTTATAAAAAGGGAATAAAAGAACAAGAAGTTGCATTCAAGCAGCTTCACATTCAATTCACACCAGTCAAGGCTTCAACATATACACAATTTGCTGGCATTCATAAGCAAGCAGTGAAAACACTTGCAATTAACACTTATAAACCATTGAAACGTGTTGTTGATGTCATTGGTCGTGATTGCATTGAATATTTTGAAAGAACCAATTTCAATGACACACAGGCTATATTGAAGAAGCTGTTGAAATTCTTTCCTGACAATGAAGATTTGAGAAATACCGGCTTGCAATCTGTTCAGGGTGTTGTTACTGGCAACATAACTTGGCAAAAAGCAATAAGAGATTTTCAAGAATCTTTTATGAAAGAAGATATTTTCAAAGTGCCTTACTACAAAAAAGATGGCACACTGCATGCAATGGTCAATATGGGTGATTATGCAGAACTTGTTGCAAGAACAACTTCAGCTGAAGCTTACAGAACAGGTGCTGCAAATACAATACTTGAAACATTTGATGATATGGGTGATTTGGTTCAAGTCAATGGTCATTCAAAGTTTCCAAATAGCCCTTGCTTGCCATTTGAAGATGCAATATTGAGTTTGACAGGCAAAACAAAAGGCTACACAACTATTGATGAAGCCAAAGCACAAGGCTTGTTTCACCCAAACTGTGTGCATCACTTTGGTGTAACACTTGATGTTCTTGATGAATATGAAGCCATAGAAGCTGGCAAAAACAAAGGCACAGTGCTGCAAGAAATTGAAAAGCCACCAACAGCACAAAGGGCAAAAGCTGAAGGTGAAACTTCAAAATGGAGTATGAAAGATGTGCTTGCTACCTATACAGGCAATGATGCACTTCTTGAAAAGGCTTTCAAAATGGCAACAATTGATGATGAAATGGCTGATGTTCTTGCAAATGTGAACAAATTGCCGGCTGTAAAAATCATCAATGACAGGGGCAAAGGATATTTTGACAGAATCAGAAGTGCAATTTCTGCAAATGATGAAATAACCTTCTTGCACGAATTTGGGCATTCCCTTGATTATGGAATTATAAAAGCTTCATCAAAAGGTTATGGCAGTTTTAGCAAAAAGATTGAAGCAGCTGTTGAACAGCACAGAATTAAGCGAATGAATAAATTTCCTGAAGCTGTTGCTGATAGGTTCAGAATAATCAAAAAAGAAGCTGCCAGCAAGTACGGTGTGAAGGCTTATTCTAAAATCAAAGAAGAAGGCTGGAATGCTGTTTCAGACATATTTGATGCACTTACAAATGGCAATATGTTTGGAAAAGATTTTTCAATTGCTGGTCATGGTGCTAAATATTATAGAATTCCGGGAATGAAAGAAAAAGAAATATTTGCACAATATGTTAGATTGAGAATGAACAATTGCACTGAAGCATTAAGTTTTTTAAAAGACAATGTGCCTGACTTATTGAAAAGCCTTGATGAATCGTTTACACTATATGTTAAGGAACTGAAAAAACTATGACAAAATTGCCTGAAGATTTAACACATTTGAATTTAACCAATGAAGAATTTGAAAAATTAAGCGAAAATGACCACAAAAGGCTTGCCGCTGAATTGCCTTGCAATGATGCAATGTGTTATTCAGAAGCAAACCCTGAAACTGAAGCTGATTTGTCAAAATTGCCTTGTGTTATTGATGGCTTGTTGATTTATTAGTTTTATAAAACAATTGTTATTTTTGAAGCCTTCAGGGGCTTCTTTTTAATGCAAAATTAAAGCTGCAAGTGCGGCTTAATTGTAATACACAACAAAAAAAGGAGAAAGCGAGATGCCACCGGAAAACAACAATGGGGGAGATCCTCAAAACAAAGAAACCTTCACAAAAGAACAGGTTCAAACAATGATTGATGAAGCTGTAACGAAAGCGAAAGCTGACACAACAGCAGAATTCAAAGACCACATTAAAAAGCTAAATGAAGAAAATGCTGCCAAAAGAATTGACTTGAAGGACACAAAAAAACTGAAAGAAGTTCTTGCTGAAGCATTAGGCTTCAAACCTGAACAAGTGAAAGAAACTGATGTTCTAAATGCTAAAATCACAGAGATTGTGAACGCAAACAAAGACCTTACTGAAAAATTTGAAGCTGCACAAAAAGAAGCTTCAGCATTAAGGAGAAAAGCAGAAGTTTCTGACCTGTTGAAAAAGGTTGGCTTGAAAGACAAAGCAATGAACTTGGTTCAGCTTGATGCTGAAAACCTTGAAGAAGCTGTGAAGAAAATTGCAGAAGATTACCCTGAATTAAAAGTGAATTTCAATGTGGGTGGCGGTAGCAATCCGGCAAATTTCAACAATTCTTCTATGCCAAACCCATACAAAAAAGAAACTTTGAACCTTACAAAACAAATGCAACTTGAACAAAACAACCCTTCATTGGCTGAAAAATTCAAAGCTGAAGCTGGTTTGAAGTAAAACAAAACAACATTTCAGGAAAAGACAACAGAGTACAAATTTTAAAAAAGATAAGGAGAAAAAACAATGGGAACTATTGTAACAGTAGGCGGTTTGCCGATTGACATTGAAAAAGTTGTTTCTTATGGTTTAGAACAAACAACTTACAATTCAAGCCTTGTTGATTGTGGCATTATGGTTAGAGATGCAGAATTTGACAACCTTGCCAATGCAACAGGCACAACAGTAAAAATGCCATTTTGGAAAGATTTGGCTGGTGATTCTGAAGTATTGCCAACAGATGGTTCAACAAAACTTGCAACTTCAGACATTGGCACAGGGCTTGATGCTGCTGCTATTAACCACAGAGGTAAAGCATTCAAGGTGAATGACCTTGTAAAAGAACTTGCAAAAGTTCAAGCGAATGATCCGAATGCAGATCCTATGGCAGTTATTGCAAACCGCATTGGCATTTATTGGGCTGGTGAATATCAAAAAATCTTACTTGCTTGTTTGAAGGGTGCATTTGGTGCAGCTTCAATGGCTGGTTTGGTTCTTGATGTTACAGCCGGCACAACAGCTGCTGACAGAACAATCAATGCTGACACATTGATTGATGCAGAAGGCAAGCTTGGTGATAGAGGTTCAAACCTTGCTGCAATTATGATGCACAGTGCAACTGAACGCAAATTGCGTAAAGATGACTTAATTGACTATGTTAAGCCATCAGAAGGCGGCACACCGCTTGCTTATTATGGAAATAAAAGGGTTATTGTCAATGATGAATTGCCTGTTGAAACAGTTGAAAGCAAAACTGTTTACACCACTTATTTATTTGGTGCTGGGGCAGTTGCACTTGGTGAAGCAACCCCTGATTATCCAGCACTTGAAGCAGACAGAGAAGCACTGGCTGGCAATGACATCTTGATTTCAAGAAGAAAGAACTTGATTCACCCTCGTGGTATTAAGTTCAAAGGTTCACCGGCTGGAGTTTCACCAACCAATGCAGAATTTGCAACCGGCACAAACTGGGAAAAAGCTTATGAACCGAAAAACATTAGAATTGTTCAATTCAAACACTTAATTGCATAATTCTTCTTGTGGAATAGAAAAACAGGGGTGGGCAACCGCCCTTGTTTTTTGTTGTAAAAAAAGGAAAACTGGAAATGAAAACAATTACAATAAATGAAAAACAAATTCCTGTATATTGCACAATGGCAGAAGCTGACCAATATTTTGCAGAAAAGTTTGGTTCAGCAGTTTGGGATAATACAGAAGGCAATGACAAAGAAAAAGCCCTTGTTCAAGCAACAAGAAAGCTTAACACACTAAAATTGCAAGGTTTTCCTGTTGATAGCAACCAACCTTTGTTGTTTCCTCGATACTTCAAACCAAATTTTCTTTCAAAAAGAACATTCAGTGCTGAAGCAAAGTCAATCACTGTGCATGGTAAAAGTTACATATATATTGAAGATTCTGAAGCAATGCAAATGGCTTGTGCAGAAGAAGCTTGTGCAATTATAGAAAATTACAATTCTGTGCATATTAAGAACCAAAAGCTGGGCATTTCAAGCATCAACCTTGATGGTGCTGGCAGTGTTTCTTATAATGTCAATGCTTCTGAATTCACACCTGAAACAATGGCATTTGTTGATATATTCCTTATAAAAACAGCAAAGGTGGTTTAAATGTATAAGCACATGATGAACAGAAAATTCACTTTGAAAGTTATTGATGGAACTGATGAAAATGGAATGCCTGAAGTTGTTGAAGAAAAAGAAAACATTCCTTGTATGATTACATATAAGCAGAAGCTGCTTATTTCAGCCACAGGACAGCAGCAAACTTCACAAGGCAAGGTTCTTTCAATGCAAGAAGCCAAAGTTGGTGATCAGGTTGTTATTGATGGCACAAGTTTCACTGTAATTTCAGCAAACCCGGTTATTGATTTTGACAATAAGCTGCAAGGCTATTGTGCATATTTTTAGGAGAAAAAGCAATGAAAGCTTCATTTGAAATAGAACAATCTTGGTTTATGAAAGATGTTTTTGAAAAGGTTGAAAAACTTGCATTAAAAGGCTTGAAAAAAGGCGGTGAATTTGTTGGTGGTGAAGCTATGAAAGAAGCACCAGTTCTTTCAGGTACATTGAAAAGGTCAATTTGTGTAACCGAAGGCGGCACACCAAATGCTGAATATGTTCACCAAATTGCACAAGGCGGTTCAAACAACACAAACAAGCCACTTGTATTAGATGAAGCACAAGGGCAAGAACTTTCAGTGTATGTTTCAGCAAATACACCTTATGCACACAAACAACACGAACAAAACAGAAACCACAGCAAATTTCTTGAAAAGGGTTTGCAGAAGGTTCAAAACAGAATACCACGACTGGTTGAAATGGAGTTGAAGAAACTATGATTGACATATTAAGAGAAATAAGGCAGCATTTGATTAACAATGACATTGTTGCGGCAAAACAATGCAAATTGAATTTGGTTGACAATTCAAATGAACTTGTTTGCCTTTGGTTATATGGCGGCTATCATGCACCAGTGGGCAGTTCAAAAACTGTTCAAATTAAGGTGCTTAACCTTGACAATGTGGCTGCTGAAAACCTTTGCAAAGCAATATATGCTGCAATTATTTCAGAAAAACCACACAGAATTTCAACTATAAACAATAAAAAAATGAAAATAGTGGAATCACAACAACCATTTTTTGTTGAGATTGACACACAAAAAAGATTTGTATGGGCTTTTAATGTTACAGTTACAGCCTTTTAAGGCTACAAGAAAAGGAGAAAAACAAAATGACACTTGAAACACAACAAAATGTTTTGGGCATCACTTATGCTGAAATTGCGGTTGTTAGTACAAACACCACAACAACTTACACAAAAGAAACAGCTGTTGAATTGCCTGACTTAAGTTCTTTGGAAATCACAAAGACAACAGAAGAAAAAGAAGCAAAAGCCGGTTTGAGAATAGCAGATTCCTTCACTATGACAACAGGCTTTGAAGTTAAGTTTGAGAATGTGAACATTCCGCTTGATGTAATTGCAAAAATCAATGGTTCAACCTTAACCAATACAGGCGAAACACCGAACCAGCAAGCAGTTTTGACTGATGCTGAAAGTGATGTGCCAAAGATGTTCAATTTGAAAGCAAAAACTGACCTTATAAATGGGCAAGCTGCTGAACTTGAAATTGAAATGTTCTGCGTTAAGGGCATTCTTGATGTTGTTTCTAAAGCTGATGACTATTGGACATGTTCATTCACAGGCAAAGCATTTGCAAGAAAGAAAGATGGTCAATATAGAACAATCACAGCAAATGAAACAGCTGGAACAGCACAAACAGAATAAGGCTATATTTCCATCTTATGTGTATGTAATAGAAGCCGGAAAACAACCGGCTTCTTTTTATTAAAAAAAGGAGAATGAAGAATGACACTTGAAAATATTGTTGCACCAAAACTTGAAATTGATTTGTTTGGTGAAAAATGGAATTGTGAATTCAAATTGCGTAATTTTGCAGTATTAAGAAACACATTCAATGTTTCTGAAGATGCACTGCTTAAAGGCTTAATGAATAAAGAATTGCTTTTTATTTCTTATGCAATTTGGGCTTCAACAGTTGTTTTTGCACCTTTTGATGCTGCTGCACCATTAAAGGTTGAAAAAACAATGGAACTTGAAAAAATTCTGAATCTTTCACTTGTTGAATTGCAAGCAGCCACTGATCAGGTTGTAAAAGCAATGTATGCTTATTTGCCACAAATGAGTGAAGCAGAAAAGGCAAAAGCCGAAAAAAAGCCAAAGACGGCTGCAAGGAAAACGACAGCCAAAAAGCAAAAAACTATGAAATAGATTACACATATTTATTTTATGCGGTTACAACACACCTGAAGCTGCCTGAAATTAGTTTTTGGACATCAAGCCACAGAAAAATTGTTGAACTTCTTGAAATTGACAGAGAAGTCAACAGTGTGAAACCCACAAACAAAAAACAAACAGCTTCACCGGGTAAACAAGGAAAAATGAGCTTAAAAGAAGCTTTAAAAATCTTATAGGAGAAAACACAATGACAACAACAGCTGGGCAAGTTGCAGTTAAGCTTGACTTGGACAAAAGAAGATTTGAACAAGGAATGAATGAAGCAAAAAAATCAGTGAACCTTCTTTCAACAGCCTTCAGTTCTATTGCAGCACTTGGTGTTGGTGCAACTTTGCTGAATGTGGGCAAAAGTGCTTTGAAAGCATCTTCAGATTTTGAACAAGCCGGTGTTTCTTTTGGTGTAATGCTGGGCAGTGCAGAAAAAGCTGAAAAGCTTGTGAATAAGTTGCAAAATATGGCAAATGTAACACCTTTTGAAACACAAGACTTGCTTGATGCTTCAAAAACATTGCTTAATTTCAATATAGCTGTTGAAGATGTTTTGCCTGATTTGCAAATGCTTGGTGATATTTCAGGCGGTGATGCAAACAAAATGCGTTCATTGACACTTGCCTTTGCACAAATGTCAAGTGCTGGGCGGCTTATGGGGCAAGATTTGCTTCAAATGATAAATGCCGGTTTCAACCCATTGCAAGAAATTTCTGCAAAAACTGGAAAATCAATGGCAGTTTTGAAAAAAGAAATGGAAGAAGGCAAAATTTCTGTTGAAATGGTTCAACAAGCTTTCAGAGATGCTACTTCAGAGGGCGGCAGATTTTATGGAATGATGGACAAACAAAGCCAAACCCTTCAGGGTACACTTTCAACAATGTCTGATGCCTACACCCTTATGACAAGAAGCATTTCAGATTTGGCATTGCCGGCAATTAAAGAACAAGTAACACAAACAACAAAATTGATTAAAAAAACAACTGAACATATAAACGCATTAAGAGAATGGGCAGCTGTGAATCAATCAACTGTTTTTGGGCTGCAAAATTTTGCCATTGCCTTAACTGCAACAATCACTGGCAGTGTTGCACTTGCAAAAATAGTGCCACAAATTGCAGCTGCACACAAAGCTGCTGCTGGGGCAATTGCCGCTGAAACGGCTGCACAAGAAGCATTATCTTCTGCAAAAAAGGTGGCTGCTGCTGAAGAAGTTGGACTTAATCAAGCAACAATGGCTTATAATGCTGCACTGGCTTCACAAGACAAACAACTTATTGCTGCAACTGCTGCAAATTTACAAGAAGCAAAGGCTGTTCATGCAGATGCTATGGCACAGGTTGAAGCTGCCACTGCAACTGTTGCTTCAAGAAAAGCAACTGCTGCACAATATTTGATGATGGGCAATTTTTCAAAGGCAATCAAAATTGCAACAATGGAAGTCAGAGCTTTCACAATTGCATTGCTTAATAACCCTATTACATGGGTAACTGTGGCACTTGCAGCTGGGGCAACAGCTTGGTGGAAATATCAAGAAGCAATTCACGCAACAGAAAATGCTGTGAAAGAATTGAATGCTGCACAAGATGAAAATGTCAACAAGACAACTGAAGCAATTCAAACAATCAATGAATTGCAAGGGGTGAAAAAACTTGATTATGACCAAACCAAAAGACTTGATGAAGCAATTAAATATTTAACACAAAAATACCCAAAATATATTGGCAAATTGCGTGAAGAATTAAGGCTGAAGGGGCAAATTTCACAAGCAACAGCTGAACAAATTGCAAATGAACTTACACTTGCAAAAGTGAAAGAACTTACTGAAAAGAAACAAAAAATTGATGCAAAAGTTGAAAAAGGCATCAAAGCTTATAAGCAACAGCAGCTTATTAGTGCAGCAAGATTTGGCACACCTATTGACTTTGGTGATACAGGCAGAAGGGGTGCAAGCAAGTCTTTGCAAAGAGATCAAGACCTTGTGAACAAGGAATTGGAAAAAGTCAAAAAAGAAAGAGAAGCAATAATAAATGAACTTACTGCTTTGAATTCAAAAGCTTCTTCTTCAGGTCCGAGCAGTTCAGCTTCAGGGGGCAGCAGTAGCACTGGCAAAGGTAAAACTGCGAAACAACAAGCAGCTGAACAAAAAGCTAAAGAAAAAGAAATTCTTGACTATAAGATTGCAAAACTTGAAGTTGAAAAATACCAAACACAAAAAACTGCTGATGAAATTTTTGCAATCAATTTGAAACAAGCTGAAGCAAGGGTTGCTGCTGCGAAAGCCGGCACTTCTGAATATGCACAAGCACTTGCTGCAAAATTGCAACTTGAAAGAGAGTTTGAACAAAGGCAAAAAGATTTGAAATCACAACAGTTGGTTGATGATCTTACCTATGCAAAACAAGAACTTGACAATGAACTTGCAAACATACAAATTGCCTATGATTCACACAAAATTTCAAAAACCAAAATGCTTGAAACAGAAATTGCTTATATCAACAAGAAAAAAGAACTTGAAGCTGCGGCATTAGAAGAACAATTGAAACTTGTTGAAGGCAATGCTGCTGAAGAAGTAAAGATAAAAAGGGCAGCTGCAAGAACTATGGAAGAATACAACCTTCAAGCAAACAGAAAAGCAGTTGAACTTTCAAACTATCAAAAAGAAGCTTTCACTGGTGTGTTTGATGACATTTCAAGCGGCTGGGGTTCTACTGTAACCAGTTTAATAAATGGTGAAATGACATTTGCAGATGCAATGAACAGCTTATTGAACACTGTTTTGAATTCTTTTGGCAATATGTGTGGTGAACTTGTTCAGAAATGGCTTGCTGACCACATGACAATGCAAGGAATCACACAAGCTTTTACTACTGTGAAATTGTGGTGTGATAATTTGCTGGGAATAAGCACAAAGAAAAGAATTGCAGAAAATGCGGTTCTTGCCACTTCTGAAATCACAACCGCTGGGGCAACAGCAACTTCTGCTGCAACAACTTCAGGGGCAATGACAGGGCTGGCAACTGCTGTGAATTTTGTTACAAGCCCAATAATGAAGCTTGCTGGGGCAATGGCTGCACTGGCACTTTCAAGCGGTGCGGTTGCATTATCAATGCCAATCATTGCAATTTCAACTGCATTGACTGCTGCATCAGCAGCATTGGCGGCAATAAGTGTTGGTTTCTTAAACACAAGCTTAATGTTAAGCAGTGCAATGGCATCAATGTTTGCACCTGTTTCAATGATGTTAGCAGCTGAAATGGCTATTGTGGCAACTGCGGCAAATACAGCGGCAGCTGCGGTTGGAAAATTAGCGGTTGCATTGGCAGCTTCTTCTGCTGCTGCTATTCCTTTTGTGGGCTGGGTTCTTGCACCGGCTGCTGCATTAGCAACTGGGGCAGCAATTGCAGCTGGTCAAATGATTGCAGCATCTGCCGTTCAATTCAGAGAAAAAGGCGGTGATGTAAAAAAAGGGCAAGCTTATATTGTTGGTGAAAAAAGACCTGAATTGTTCATTCCTGATAGAAATGGAAGAATTGAACCAAACACCAATTCATTGAACAATGGTTCAAACAGTTCACCTACAAACTACACAACAACAGTTGTGGTTCAAGCAATTGACACAAAGGACTTCAAACAAAGGGTTGGTGAATTAACCAGCTATATACATGGAAACATTCAAAGCGGTGTGAAGAAAAGACAACTTGCACCATTAGGGGGTTAAGATGAGTAACTTTGTTTTTCCAGAATTTCAGGGGTGGTCTTATCAAAAGACCATCACCCCTGTTTGGAATACGCAAATATATGAAAGCGAAAATGGACAGGAAACACGCATTCAAAAGTGGAAATATCCACGATACAAAATAAAAATTGAATACAATTTCTTGACTGATAACACTACACAGGGCATTACACTTGAAAAAGGTGATGTTGAAAGATTGCAAGGCTTCTTCAATACAGTGGGCGGCAATTTTGATGATTTCCTTTTCAAAGATGACACTGAAAATTGGTGTGAAAATCAAACCTTTGGGGTTGGTAACGGCACAGAAACTTCTTTTCAGCTGTTAAGAAATCACCCTTATTGGGTTGAACCAGTAACCGGCATTGTTGAAATTCCGCAAATTTTTGTGAATGGTGAACTTTGCACAGCAGTTTCTGTTGATCCAAATGGTGCTGTAACTTTTGAAGAAGCACCTGAAGCTGATGCAGTTCTTTCTTGGACTGGCACATATTATTTCAGAGTGAGATTCACAGAATCTGAACTGGAAATTTCAAGAACATGGCAAGGACTTTGGGAAGGCATTTCTGTTGAAATGGAAACGGTGAAACTATGAAGCAAGCAAGTCAAGACCTTATAAACTTTTTAGCAACAACAGAAGGCAACAAGCTGCGTATTGCTGATTTATACACTTTTAAGCTGACAACCGGCACTGTGTTAAGGTTTACAAGCACAGATTTTGACATCACAGTCAATGGCAACACCTTCAGCCATAACAATGCCGGCATTTCTCGTTCAGAAATGTCTTGGTTGACTGGTTTGTCAGTTGATGATGTAACAATTGAATTCAACCCTTCTGAAGATGACAAACTGGGTGAAATTACACTTGTGGAAGCCTTCAGAAATGGTTCATTTGATGGTGCAGAAGTTCAACTTGATATTGCTTTTTATACAGATGGCTGGGAAAATACACCGCTTATTCTTAAAAAGTTATTTGTGGGCAATCTTGATGTTGATGAAGTGGGCGGTTCTTATGTAAAAACAAATGTGAAAAGCTTCACAGAATTGCTGAATTCTGCTTTTCCTACTCATGTATATCAAGCATCTTGTTGTTATGCGTTATATAGTGCCGGCTGTGGTGCAAACAGAAGAAACTTTTCTGAAAATGGCTATGTTTTACAAAACAGCACAAAAAAACATATAAACTGCAATTTAAGAAAAGGCGGCGGCTATTATCAGAATGGTGTTATTACCTTCTTAACCGGCAAAAATATCAACATTAAAAAATCAGTTAAGGTGCATGAATCAGGCTTCATTGAACTTTCTACACCGCTGCAATATGAACCGGCAATTGGTGATAAGTTTGAAATTGCCGCTGGTTGCAACAAAACAATGCGGCAGTGCAAAAGCAAATTCAACAATTTTGCAAATTATTCAGGCACACCATTTGTGCCAAAATCTGACAGCACAGCAAAATTCTAAAGGTAAAAAAATGAATGATGACTTAATAAGAATAAGCAAGCTTGAACCTTATTCTGCTGAATACATTAAACAGCATGAAAGCGAATTGCGGCAAGCAATTGTTGACACTGCAAAAAAATATATAGGTGCAAAATACCATGTGAATGGAATGTTGCCTTATAAGGCAACAGACTGCCACACCATCTTAATAATGGTTTATGCTGAAGCACGTTTGATTAAATTGTTTAAGCCGGAATTTTACAGACCTGATTTCAGTTTCCACAGCTGCAAAGAAACTTATCTTGAAGGCATTCAGAAATATGGAACTGAAACAAAAACAAAAAAGCCCGGTGATATTATTCTATATCGTTATGCAAAATTGATTGACCATGCGGCAATTGTCATTGATGAAGATGGCACAATGATTGACAACTGCATCACAAGGGGTTGCACTTATCAAGACTACAATCAGGATATTAACAAAAGCAGAGAAGTCTGCACTTACAGTTTTTGGAGAAATTAACAATGGGTTTTTCAAGGAACAATAAAAGTACATTGGCACAAGAAGAAAGCAGACTGAATGCTATTCAATATGAACAATCTACTTATGGAACAACAAAACAAGTTATATATGGAACAAACAACATTTGCGGCAACTTAATTGACAATGTTGATTTCACAGCAATTGAACACAAGTCAAGTGTAAAAATGGGCAAAGGTGGACAAAGCCAAACTTCAACTTCTTACACATATAAGTCAAGGGTTGTTATTGGCTTATGTTATGGTGCAATTCGAGGTGTTAGAAAAGTTTCTTTTGATGATGGCATTTATAGTTTGAATCAATTGAACCTTGCATTTTTCAATGGTTCACCGAATCAAAATGCTTGGGGTGAAATGGTTTCAAGACACCCAAACCATGCTTTGAATTATAGAAATCTTGCTTACGTTGCCGGTTATATTGATTTGACAACTTCAGCTGGTGTGCCACAATATCATTTTGAAGTTGCCGGCAAGTGCATTGCAAATGGTTATGATGCAAACCCAAAAGACATTGTGCTTGATGTTCTTACAAATTCAATTTATGGGGCTGGTTTTCCTTCTGCATATATTGATATGCCTTCATTGCGAGCATTTTCAAATTATTGTATAGCAAACAACCTGTTTCTTTCACCTGTTTATGATGCACAAGATGAAGTTCAAAGCATTCTTACAGACTTGGTTGAAATCTGCAATTCAACTTTCATTTGGACACAAGGAAAATTGAAAGTTATTCCATTATGTGATGAAAAAATCAGTGCCAATGGTGCAACTTTTAAACCTGACTTAACACCAGTTTATGACTTTGATGAAACTGACTTCATTGATGACGATGAACCTGTTGTTTGCACAAGAAGCGATCAGGCTGACATCTATAATTCAGTAAAAATTGAATACAAAAACAGGGCAAACGATTATGCAACAGAAGTTGTTGAAGCACAAGACCTTGCAAACATTGAATTGTATGGGTTAAGGGCAGCAGACACACAAAAAGCACATCAAATTTGTGTAACAGATATTGCACAAAGAACAGCACAACTTGCACTTGACAGGGGCATTGCTGTGCGTAATATTTACAAATTCAAAGTGCCGTTCAGGTTCATTTTGCTTGATGCAATGGACATTGTAACCTTGACATATAGCCGGCTCGGTTTATATCGTGAACCAGTCAGAATAAGAAGCATAAAAGAAGATGACCACCAGCTTGAAATTGAAGCTGAAGAAATGGTGATTGGCACAGCTTCACCGGCAAAAATTGAAACACAAGAAGCAATTTCAATGTCAGTTGATGCAAACCAAACTGTGGGCAATGTAAACCCTATAATCATTTTTGAACCGCCTATGGAATTGACACACAACACGCTTGAAGTGTGGGTTGGTGTTTCTTCAGACAAAAACCTATTTGGCGGCTGTGAAATATATGTTTCTGATGATGGTTCAACATATAAGCTTATTGGAACAATGACCAATCAGGCAAGGCAAGGTGTTTTGAAGCAGCATTTGTTCACTTCAGATGAAAATCCTGACATGCAAAACACACTTGTGGTTGATATGAACATGAGCAATTCAGAACTTCTTTCAGGAACACAAGAAGATGCTGAAAGACTGAACACACTTTGTTATGTTGATGGTGAATTTTTGGCTTATAAAGATGCTGAACTTACTGACATTGGAATATATAACTTGAATTATTTGAACAGGGGTGCTTATTCTTCTGAAATCAAAACGCATTACAAAGATTCACAATTTGTGCGAATTGATGAAGATGCCTTCTTGAAAATTCCATTCAGCAAAGAAGATATTGGCAAAAAGCTGCTTATAAAATGCCCAACATTCAATTCATTTGGTGGTGGTTTGCAAACACTTGGTGATGTAAACCCTTACAGTTACAAAATTGAAGGTAGGGCTTTAAAACAAGCACCTGAAAATGTAACAGGCTTAACAAACTATTATTCTGATGGCTTAAACATCATAAAATGGCAGCCTGTTGATGACACAAGAAATATTGTCTATGAAATCAGAAAAGGTTCTTCATGGGGCAAAGCACAGTGCATGGGAAGAATTGCACAAACAACTTTCACCGCCAATGGAAATGGCACTTATTGGATCAAGGCATTTGTGCCTGATTACAATATTTATTCAGAAAGAGCAGTTTCACTTGAAATTACAGGTGCAAGACTTGTTCAGAATGTCATTGAAATAATTGATGAACATGCTTTGCACTATCAAGGAACAAAAACAGCAAGCATGTATGTTGATGAATATGGTGTTTTGAGTTTAGCCGGCAAAGGCAAAGTTTCTGAAATTCCTGTATTTTCTGAAATCAGCAGCTTGTTATTTTATGGCGGTGTAATGCAAGAAGGTATTTTTGAAGTTGAAAAAGTCGTTGACATTGGTGCAGCTTCAAAATGTTATATCAACATTGAATATAATTTTCTTGGTGAAAACCCATATTCAACATTTGGCAAGATTCCAAAACTTTCAGAAGTTGAAAGACTTATTGATGATTTTGGGGGTTACATTACAAATTCAAGAATTCAGCTTGCAATTGCAACTGAAGAAGAATTTGGACAATGGCAAGATTTTGTGAATGGTCAATATTTTGGCAGAAAATTCAAGTTCAGAGTTGTTTTGGCAAGTTCTTCTGACACAATTGTTGCTAAAATGAACAAATTCACAATCAATGTTGATGTGCCTGATATTGTTGAAACTGGAAATTTGATTCAAGTGAACCCGGAAGGCAAACACATTGCATTTGAAAAACATTTTCATGCAGTGCCTAACCTTCAGGTTACTATTCTTGACAAAGAAAGCGGTGATGATGAATTTATCACAAACTTGAATGAAGCCGGTTTTGACATTTGTTTGAAGAATGGCACAACAGCTATTTCAAAGAACATTAACTTTGTAGCACAAGGATATTAAGAAAGGAGAAACACGCATGCAAGGTTCAATCAATATTGCAGATGGTTCAGGTGATGAAGTTCTTTCACAATTGAATACTGCATTTTTAGCAGTTGCCACTGATTTCAGCGGCGGTACTGCACCAACAACAACTTATGCTGGGCAAACTTGGCTTGATACAAGCGAAACAAACCCTGTTTTGAAGAAAAGGAATCAATCAAATTCAGAATGGGTTGTGATGGGTTCATTTATTGAAAATGAATTTCATCCGGCAAACACATTGGCAAGCAGTGATGACACTGTAACCAAAAAGGGCAATTTGTTCAACAGGGCAAACACACTTGTGCTGCTTGATTCACAAGGTAGGCTGCCAATGCTTAACGGCAGTTTATTGACAAACTTGACAATTCCGACAAAACAAGCAGCTTCACACTATCTTGAAGCATCTTCTGACCATTCAAGAATCAGAATGCTTGGTGGCACTTCAATTGAAGTTGACACTTCACAAGGAACAAAACTTTTCACCATTACTGATGACACTGAATATAGTTTTCCACAATTGCTTGATGCCGGCACACCATTGCCCGGAAAAGATTATTCAATGTTTTTAGTGCCTGATGGTGCTGGTGGGCTTACAGTGAAATTTTCATTGAATGCTTCAGCCCCTGAAGGTTATGCTGTTTCTGATGTTGCAAAAATTGGTGGACACCACACACTTTGCACTTCAATAACAGATACTTATGCACCAAACAACTTTGTAAAAGGCTTCAATGCTGGTGAAATTGTGCCAAATGCAATTTGGGATAATATCAACAGACCAAAATGCAGCCCAAAAGGTATGGCTTATGTTGACTTAATTGATTTATGGGTTGATATTTACAACCAAAGCGGCAAAAATGGTGCAGAAACTTCTGTATTTGGCGGCACAAGGGCTTGCAGCAGACAATGGGAAGGTCATGCAGAAGATATGCGGCTGGTTGGTAAAAGATTGTTATGGGATCATGAATTCACTAGGGCAGCAGAAGGTTCACCACAAAAAGTTACTGTTAAGGGTGCAGCACAGCCAAACCCTGACACAACAGGTGGACATCAAGCAACTAACAATTTGTTTATGATTTCAAAATATTTCTTGTGGGAAATGTGCGGTTTGCAGTGGATATGGCTTGCAAATGTTTCTGCAAATGATGGTTCAAATTGGGCTGTTCATGATGATTTGAATGGTGCTAAAGGTCAGTTATATGGTGAAAGTTATGCCTTGCTTGCTGGTGGTAGTTGGGCTGCTTCTTTTCCGCATTGCGGCTCTCGTTCTCGTAGTGGTCATAATGGTCGTGGTGCGGTCTATGTGGGTAGCGGCGGGCGGGGTGCGTGTGAGCCTTTAAATTCACGCATAATTGTTGCTTGATAAATCGAACGGCAAATTTTTGGGTGGCTGGTCTATTGCCTTGCTTGCTGGTGGTAATTGGAATAATTCTTCGTATTGCGGCTCTCGTTCTCGTAATGGTAATAATGGTCGTGGTACGGTCAATGCGAATAACGGCAGGCGGGGTGCGTGTGATATATGGAATTGTGAGAAACTCCATAGCTGGATCGGTTCACCTCGTCAAAATTCCTGAAAAGGTGCGGCAAAATACACAACGGAGAAAAAGCCTTTGTTAGTAGCTGAAAAGTGAAAGCAAGGGCTTTTTACAAACAAAAAGAAATGAAAGATGGTTAAAAAATACAAGAATTTATGGCAAAAATTCATAACTGATGAAAATATTGAATGGGCTTACACAAAAGCCAAAAAAGGGAAAAGCAAATATAATGCGGTCAGATATATTGAAGATCACAAAGAAGAATGCTTGAAAGCAATTAAACAGCTGCTGATTGAAGGAAAATTTCACGCAGGAGAATATAAAGAAAAGACAATCAAAGAACCAAAAGAACGGCTTATATATGTGTTGCCTTTTTATCCTGACAGAATTGTGCAGCATGCACTGATTAACATTCTTGAACCTATATTTGTAAAATTATTCATAAAAGACAGTTATGCTTGCATAGAAAACAGGGGCATTCATGTTGGTTCACTGAAAACAATGGAATTTGTGAGAAAGAACAAATTCTGCTTAAAAATGGACATAAGAAAATTTTACCCTTCAATCAATCACAAGGTGCTTCTTGAAATTATTCACAGAAAAATAGGTGATAAGAAGATTTTGCAATTGCTTGATGACATTGTGAATTCAATTCCGGGTGAAACCAATGTGCCAATTGGAAACTTAACTTCACAATGGTTTGGTAATCTTTACATGAATGAACTTGACACTTTTGTCAAACATCACCTGAAAATTAAATGTTATTTGCGTTATTGTGATGATTTTTGTTTGTTTTCAAATGACAAAGCAGAACTGAACAAAGCAAAATTTGAAATTATAAAGTTTTTAGATGAAAAACTGAAATTAAAATTGAGCAAATGCGATTTGTTCAGAACATCACAAGGTGTTGATTTTCTTGGATATAGGCATTTTAAAGACTATATATTGATAAGAAAAAGCACAGTCAAAAGAGTGAAGAAGCGGCTTGCAAAAGTTAAGGCTTTGTATTTAGCCGGCAAGATGCAACACGACAAATTCAGATCTGTTGTAGCTTCAACACATGGTTGGTCCAAGTGGGCAAATTCCCACAATTTGAACCTTTGTTTGCAGTTAGATGAACTTATGGAGATGGCAAAAGATGACAGAAGAAACGACAAAGCAGCTGCATAGATTTTCAGATTTTGCAGTGATTCACCAAAAGCTTGAAGGTAAAAGAGTGAAAGACATTACAGAAATATTGAACAAGGAACTTATTTTCACAGCATTCAATGTTAGCAGAAGCAAAGTTCAAGGTTGTGAGAAATACATCACAATACAGTTCAAAGAAACTGAAAGCAGCCCATTCAGAATTTCAATGGTTTTAATTGACCAATTCATTGAATATGAAAGCAAATTGCCTTTTGTGGCTACTATCAAAAAAGTGAATAGATATTTGACACTTACATAATGAAAGGAGAAATGAAAAATGGCAGTGGAACTTATTTTCAACACACAACAAGATTATTTCAATTATTTGACACTACACCCTGAAGAAACAAAAAAAGAACTTCAGAAGCTGCTTGACACAAGATTTGTTTGGCAGACAACTGCAATTTTGGCAGAAGGTGTTGAAGGCTTAACAGATGACACACACAGGGTTGTAGGTGAAGAACCTGAAAGAATGCAACAACAACTTGTTGAAGATCCAAATGCAAAAATTTTTGTTTTGGGCTTTACAGTTGAACAAATAGAGGAGATTTTAAACAATGATTAAATTAAGAATTGAAGCAACAACCGGCAGAATTTTGGGTGCATACCCTGAAGCTTATGAAGTGCCAAAACCTTTTGTGAAGGTTACAGAAGAACAAAATTCAGAAATGTCAGCTGATTCTGAAAATGTCTATTTCTATAAGAATAAGGCATTTGTGGCAGTGCCAAAAGCTGAAATTGAAGCAAAAGAAAAAAGAAAAGCTGAAATTGAAGCTGCACTTGTTGCACTTGATAACAAAAGAATCAGGGCAGTTTGTGAACCTTCAGTGAAAGATGAAAAAACTGGTGAAACTTGGCTTGACTATTACAATGCAGAAATTGCTGTGCTGCGTGCAGAATATGCTTCATTGTAGAAAATTTTAAACAACTTACCAAAAAGTCTATAATGCCCGGAACAAAAAACCGGGCTTTTTTTAGTGTAGGAAAAAAGAAAAGGAGAAAAACCCATGAACATTTTTGAAAGAATTCTGAATTTCTTCAGAAAAACAAAAAACACAATTGAAATTGCGAAAGACAAACTTGAAACTTTTATTGAATTGCACAGGGGCAACATCAAAGTGCTGATGAACATTTTTCAAGCAATCTATGACAAAAGCAACGGCAATGCTAAAATGCAGCAAGTTGTGAAAACAGTTTGTTCTGCTGTTGGTGCAGAAGAATTTGGCAATGAATATGCAGACGATATTGCAATTTTTGTTGAAGAAAAATGCCAGCAAATTTATGATGAACTTGTGGCTGAAGGCGGCTTAGATAAATAAGGAGAAACCACAGTGAATATAATTGCAATGTTGAAAGAAGCCTTTGTTGCAATTGCAAAGTGGTGTTCTTGTGCTGAAACAAAAACTGAATTCAGGGCTGAAAATGAAGTTTTGAAAGACAAAAAAAGATTTCAAAAACAGATTCAAAACCTTCAAGAACTTCAGGTTGAACAAAAGAAGAAATTTCAAGCACTTATTGTTAGATGCTTGGAACTTATAAAACCATTTAGCAAACAATTTGACCGGCAGCAGCAAAGGGCATACAAAAAATTGCTGGTTGATATAAGGAAGGCGGTGCTTCAATGAATTTTGATTTTCAAAGCTTTATGGAAGCAGCACCTTATTTGCTGTTAGCTTATGTGTTTTTGAAAGACAAAAAGCTATTTGTTACACCTTCAGACCTTACAGATAAAGGCAAAGAAATATTGAAAGAAGTTGAAGAAAAATTTCTTTCATTGCTTGCTTTTAATCAATTTGAAAAAAGAATTGAAGGCAGATTTGAAGGGATAGACAACCGCCTTGAAGAAGGCACACACCGATTTGATAAAGTTGACACACAGCTTGAACACATTATTGAACTACTTGTGAAGGAGAAATAAAAATGGGCAAAATTTCTGAACATTTTACTGAAGAAGAACTGACTTATTCAGACACCGCCATAAAATATGGTGCATCAAACAAACCTTCTGCAATTCACCTGAAAACATTGAAACACACTTGTGATTATGGGCTTGAACCATTAAGAAGGCTTTTCAATGAAGAATATGTGGGCAAAGTTATGTATGGCAAAACTGTCAAAGTCGTAACAATAAAAATCACAAGCGGTTACAGAAGCAATACTGTGAACAGCCTACTTGAAAAAGAAGGTTATCACCCATCAAGAACAAGCCAGCATTGCACTGGTGAAGCTGTTGACTTTGAAATTGTTTTGAAATTTACAGACGGCACAAAAACTGGTTTGCCTTATCAAACCACCTATTCACACATTAAAAAATGGGTTAAGGCTGGCAAATTAAGTGTTGACCAGTGTTTGCAAGAAAGACAAGGCAATGCAATGTGGGTTCATTTCAGCTACAAAGCCGGCGGTGCTTCTGTGAACAGAAAAGACTTCAAGAAAACAACTGATGGCATTCATTTTGTAACTGATAAATTATAAGCCCCATTTTTGGGGCTTTTTCTGTTTTTATCAGGCAGCTTTCAAGAAACTTTTTGCAGCTTCAAAGAAAAGAATGTTGTCAGGGTTTTTAATTTGCACAAGAATTTTCTGTGCAAAAAGTGTGAGGTTTGCCGCCGAAAGTCCACCATAAAAGCGGTAATAACATATGTTATTACCGCTTTTATTATCTGTGTATAAGGACTAGAACTCCGTTTTGAAGTTCGGCGACCTGCGAGCTGAGTGCGCAGTGTCCGAAACAATGATAATCGGTTCGAAGGACTTAGTTTCGGATACGAAGGCACGTTATACGCGAGCAGGTCAAGACAAGTCTCTTTACGCCCACCATTTAAAAGAACCTTGTATGAGGTTCTTTTTATGTGTTGTTTATATACAATACAAAGGGTTATTCAATTTCTTTTTGTTCTATATTTTTTATTCGACCTGCAGCATCAGGATTTGTTGGTCGAAATTTGCCTGTATCTTGATCATACATTCCAATTTTTTCGGTTACAGTGTTATTTTTATAGTCGTAAACTTTTTGATTAACTAATATCCCGCTAGTTGTATAGGTTTCAATTAGTTCATTTTTATTATTATATACATTATCTATTGAAACGTTGAGTGTTCTAGTTTTTGAAGGAATTGGTAAATTAGGGTCGGCAGGTGTTGTTTTTTCGCATATAAAACTTGTAATATTTCCATTTGAATCGTAGGTATAATTATGTCTTTTTTCTATTACTTTTTCATCATAATATGGATTGTCTAACGTATATTCCATACTACTTAAGTTTCCATTTTCATCTAGTTCTAGTTTATACTCTTCATTATTGCCAGCTTCGTTTTTATAATTAGTTATATTAACTGTTGCAGATTTAATATTAAATAATTTCCCAAAATGTTCTTTTACATAATCCCAGGATTTCCCAATGATTCCTTTTTCTTCAAAAAGTTTTTTTTCGTCATCATTTAAATCTGATAAGTCAACATATCCATTACCGTTTTTATCTCCGCTAAAACTGTATTTGTCTGGGAATATACTTGCTTTCTCTTTTGGTTTTGCAGCACGTGTAACTATAACTTCGGAAAGGTGCTTTCCAAAATATGCAGGTTCGCTGTTGCCAATTGAAGTCATAAAAATCTCTCCTTATGTATATATAAAGATTTTCTATATTTTTAATTAATAAATTTCAAAATTTTTTTTACAATATTTAATAATTTTAGTTATGTGTTATAATAAAATAGCACGGGGCGTTAGCGCAGTTGGTAGCGCACAACACTGGCAGTGTTGGGGTCAGGGGTTCGAATCCCCTACGCTCCAAATTTTAGATTTTATTAATTAAGAGAAACGGATGAGAACCCACAAAGCGACAGCTTTGTTTTAGGTTCGAGCGCGAACGAGCAGAGGGCGGACGGTCAAGGCGATGAGCCTTGCCGGTAGACCCGTTTAAAGCGAGAGAGTAAGATAATCCCCTACGCTCCAAAATAATAATGCTTTTTGGCAATGTAATCTTTTATATATTTGTTATTGTTTTTATTATGGAAAAACGCGTTGATGTATATAAAAACAGAGGTCTACACGAATATGGTGATGTTGAGTTTGCAGACAATGTAAACAATAAATATCCGATTGATAATCCTGAACATATTCGTGCAGCTTGGAATTATTTTCATATGCCAAAGAATTATGATAAGTATTCAGAGTTTGATAGGAAAATTATTAAAAACAAAATAATTAAAGCTTGGAAGGAAAAGATTTCTCCGGATGGCCCGCCAAAAGCTGATGAAACTTTTTAATTATATATCTGTGGTATTATTATCTGTAACAATAGGAGTTATGTTATGGATAAAATTCAACCTGTTAATTCAATCAGCGCATTTGATATTTATAAGGTTTTGTCATCTGAAAAACTTACAGATAATCAGAAAGCAGAGTTTCTTTATAAAAATTCTGCTGCAATAAAAAGTGTTGCGGAGAGTGAGATAACACGAGAAGAATTTAAGGAAATTATGGCAAACCGTCCGCTTATAAAATTTCGTCCGTTGAAAAATTCTTTTACGAAACAGGGCGATGATATTATTTTAGCGCAGGCTCTTGATATAAATAAAAAAGATATTAATAAGTACATTGATTCTGTTATTGAAGGTAATTTTGAAATTCACGACAGACAGGATAAGGATAATATTGAAAAGCTTAAGACTTATGTGTATCGACACGGAACAAAAGATCAGGTTATTGCGTTTTTGGAATATGAATTGTCAGATGTAAAGTTTGTTTTGAATAAGCTTTATAAGACTCTTGATATAAATACCAGCGGTAGTATGGCGGAATATTTTATGCGTCCGATTCACAGGATGGATAATATTACAATGGGAAAACTTTATCGTGTTATTGATAAAAGTCTCAGAGATTCCAGAGAGCAAGGGGTTATAAGTGATGAAGAATTTAATATGACTGCAAAATGGGCGCTTGTAAAGATTCATGATATTCAGAATAACTCAAAATTAATACATGCTTTTGATATTTATAAGGATTTAACTTCTTAGTTTTGTAATATATACAGACCATTTTTTTATGTTTTTATTTGAAATTTTTCTATAAAAGTAGTATAATAAATAAGTCTAATAGTATTTATAGTAAGAAGAATTAAGAGGGTACTCAAATGAAACTTCACATGCAGATTCTTATTGCCCTGGGTTTAGGTATTAAACGTAATTGGCATATTTTCTTTGGTATTATCGTAGGTATTCTTGTCGGAATAGTTTTACATAATCATCCAAATGCTTTTGTTGATAATGTTTTAACATTTATCGGTCAGGTGTTCATAAGATTGATTCAAATGGTAGTAATTCCACTAGTCGTATCAGCGATTATTATCGGGATTACAAGTGTTGGTGATAACAAGCAACTTGGTAAATTCGGTTCTAAAATGATTTTATATTATGGAATCCTGACAACAATTGCAGTAACAATCGGTTCAATTTTAGCTTTGCTTGTAAAACCGGGGGCAGGTGCGGCGCATTATATTTCAGCTAATATAGCTTCCGGAGTGCAATCATCTGTTGAGGCTGCTATGCACGAACAACAAGGAAATATTTTGAATTTGTTCTTAAGTTTCATTCCTAATAATCCGTTTGAAGCTGTTGCATCAGGAAATATGGTTCCGATAATTTTATTTGTATTGCTTTTTGCTTTAGCTTTAGCAAGAGTTGGAGATGTGAATAGACCAATTGTGTCCTTTTTTGAATCTGTATTTGCTGCGACTATGAAAATTACGGATTGGATTATGGTTTTTGCAGCACCTGGTGTATTTGCATTAACTGCAAGTGCAGTTTCAAGTTTCGGCGGCGGAATATTTGCAGCTATTTCTAAATATTTATTGGTTTTAGTAGTTGGATTTATGCTTCAAATGTTTATTGTTTATCCGATATTTTTAAAATGTTTTTCAAAAGTTTCTGCAGTAATGTTGTTTTCAGCTATTGCAGAAGCGATGATGGTTGCATTTGGTACAGCAAGTTCATCTGCGACATTACCTTTAACAATTGCTTGCTGTGAAAAACGCGGTATTTCTCATAAAATTTCAAGTTTTGTATTGCCTTTGGGTGCTACATTAAACTTTGACGGTACTGCATTGTTACAAACTGTAGCTGTAATTTTCTTAGCACAAGCGTATGGTGTACCTTTAACTCCGTTCCTTGTTATTCAAATTGCAGTATTGGCAATTGTAGCATCAAGTACTTGTGCAGGAATTCCTGGCGGTGGTTTGATTACTATTGCTCTAATACTTAACGGAATGGGCTTAAGTCCTGAACAATTGGTTGCAGGTTTTGCGTTCTTGTTCACAATAGAAAGACTTACAGATATGTTAAGAACAACATTGAATATAACTTCAGATGCTGTTGTTGCGGCAACTATTGCGGATAATGAAAACGAAATCAATTATGACCTGTTAAATAACCCGCAAGCATATGAGGAAATAGCATAA